GAAAAACCACATTCAAGCTTGCAAGCAAACTAAGAATGTGCAATGTTACCGAGTACAAACTCGAATCACCAAATTCAAGTAACACGGTGATATGAGGGACGGCCATCCTTGCCGTTTGATATCAACGTGTCCTTTAATTATTAAAGAAACGAACCGGTGCTTAGCACACGGCAAGGTAACATGCTTTCTGAGCATGGGCGCCACATGTCACAGAAAGAAAACATACTTCACATGACAGTCGCGTGAGACTGACCGCCCAATGTGACCTACTCAATTCGATCACGGGCGAGCCTGAGGGGTCCTTACTGTAGGCCTTCTTTTCCTACTAGCAGGTGCCCATCAGGCAACAGTGTTCTTCTGGGCATAACGCAGCCCACAGGATCACTACAACCGCAAGCGGTTGCAGCCTGTCCCCATTTGCATAGGACATTAAATGCCCCTGCAAATGGGAAATCGCGTATTTATTTGCATGACTAAATAACTCATGCCTGTCAAGTCTAGTTATAGACGTCAGTGCCAGTTGCGGCTGTGTCGATGGGGTATGTACTTAACCCATTGACCAACCAACACAATGGAGGCCCCAAATAACCCCATGCATGAGCATCATCAGACGCTGCATAAGAAACTATAACTCTCTGAGTGACGCCATCCGGTGAGATGGTGGTGAGCACATTGCCACACGGATTGAAATTACACAACCCAGACCTACTTGGCTTATTATTGAGAGTCAAATTGACATCATATGTACAACAAGAACTGGGTACGAGAACAGCCTTCTGATAAGATGGGACTTTACCATGCAATGTAGTCTCGCGCCCTGACAAATGGTAAATGGGCCGGTTACAACCATATCTCCTGCGCGGGTCACTTATAGGTGGTAAACCGCCAGTGGTAAGGTCATACGCGCTCTTACTAATGGCAGCATAAGTACCCTGTGTCTTATAATACACATTGTAACTAGTGCCACCAGTAACAAAAGCATACATGCGCGCTACACAGTTTTGAGTAGACGTAGTATATAGAGCCGAAACATCCACCGGTAGAGGCGTGGAATTACCATTAGGTAAAACTGAAGCGTAATACCACATAGGTAAAGTGCAAGTGTTAGTGGTGTAAGTAGCCGCTGCCACAGTTGGTATCATGATGACTTGCTTTAATGAATCAAATTTCTCACCTGTGGTATATTGAGTGATAGCAGAACTCTCAGATAAGCCAGACTGATACTGGACCACATTGGCGTTATTAGCGGCGACCACAGGAGCCAAACCAGAACCGACAAAATGTGCCAATTCATAATCCTCACCTGCAGACACCTCAATCATGTAATCAATGACCGTGGAGGACTCACCATTCGCTATGAGGGGATCCACCACGCTCAAAGAAAGGCCTCCAACCGCACCAAATGTGCTAACCCAAGGTCTAGAACTCACAAAAGGTACCACAAACTCAAACTCTGAGGCATCTTTCAAGTCAAATAGATTGCTATATTGAAACGGTTGCACCAATCCCGACAATATCTCAGGTGTTGGCACAGCATTGGATAACAGAGTGTCCGTTATATTATCTTTAGTGTTAGGCACAAATGCAGCAAGCAGACGACCGGCGTGAAACTTAGTCTTCGAAAAATGAAATCTAAACTTGAGAGAACCACGCCAATACTTAAACATCTGTGATATATAGCAAACACTCGTTGGCTGTATACAATTAACATCCGTTGGTGACGATACTGGTAATTGCACGTTCCCACCAGGCCTACCCGAATTGGTTCGAAACCAAAACGAAGTTGGGCACAGGTTGGTAGCGTACAATACTGTCCCAGCCACGTCACCAGTCGACATATTACCAACAAAGGTTTGACAATATTGCCCTAGCACGAAAGGAAGTGACATCTCATCAACAGAAGTCGCAGTTTGCTGTGCATCAACAGCCAACCTATTGCTTTGAAAAGGTGAAACCGTGAAATCTTCCGAAGGTTGGTCTACATGAAATTCATGTGTGGTATCACAGGGCCAATAGCGTTGTACCTGTTCCTCGTCGACTGGCTTCGAATACCCAAGAGCTGCCGCACCTTTCGCAGCTGCACCAGCTAGCCACGATACAGTCTCGGCCGCGCCAAATACCTGGGGCACGCCAAGTGCACCAGCAACAGCCGCTGTGTTAGCAGCCAGTGTCGAAGTTTTATTCAAAAACTTGGACACTGCGCCGCCAGACTGCTTGCCCTTGCCAGATTGTTTGTCCATATGCGACGTCAAACCACTCTGTGGTATGACAGCTCCTGCTAAAACAGGGACTGCACCAAATAATTCCATATCGTGTAAAGATATATACACTTTATACGTGGGTGGAGCTATAGTGGTGATATTCCGATACGGTAAAACCTGGGACAAAGCTAACAAACCATAAAGAGTTGCGATATTCCCATAGTCATCACCACCAGACGTGGCGGTGTTTGCCAATTCGAAAAACTCGTAAGGCGACATAAATGGAATTATCAACTCAGACATGGTATGCTCAGCTAAATCCAATCGAGCATGGGGCAGATTAGTGACTGCTGACATATTCTGAAACTTGGGTCTATTGCCAGGACTATAAATGGGTCCAGCCGAGGCTCCATATTGAAATGAAGTGACTACCAAACCCTGCTGAAATGGTGTGGCGGCTACCGTTACGGACACCTTTATGGAGCACCTGTAACCATACACGCCATTCAGCCGGCCTGATGCTTGAATCGGCCAAAACTGGGTAACGGGATTGGAAACAGATATTGCATATAAGCTGCCCCTAATCACTGCCAGTGAGCCAGATGTGACCAACCTAGGACGCTCAAAATAGCGCTTGATATCCTGATACTCATCCACTATAGGTGAGATATGAAGTGAAGAAACATCCTTGTTGACGACAACACTGCTGGTCGCCTCATTGGAAAAATCCACAAGCCCTGTCACATTAGGTGAAGGGTTTATGGATATCCCCTCTATCTGTTGTTCGTTCGTATTGTCACGAACTGTGATTGAATCTTTTATTTCATTACTAGCGGGACAAATGCAACGTACGGTCGTCCCAACACGCACGCAGGGGATTCCTTCTCTGATCCAATCTGAGTAGTACCCTAAACAGGGAGGGTGATGGACCTATCCTGACAGCACACACATGTGGGAATCCCAAGCATTTCCACGTGTTGAGCCCGTATATGGGGTCAGAACCAAAAGTCGATACGATTGCTCATTTCAATGCGCCAAGCTTCCCTGCTCACTAGAGCAGGTGTGTGATTAAGCTCACGCATCGCTTGGTGTATCTTGGGAGCCCATTCGTCCCAAACTTCTGGCTTATGAAGACACAACTCACCTAATGCGTCCTCAAGTTTTGCTGCGAGTTCCACCTCGCTATTTCTACTATTTTTATAGTAGTAGGCAGTGTAGAGAAAGCTATTAATATCAAGGGGAGCAGCCCAACCAGTGGGCTGATTGGATGGATCAAACCAGAACGAGCGCTTCAAGAATGTACACTCCTCGAGACTCTTAGTCTCAACGAGCGTTCCATCCTTCGCTCCGCTAGTGTAAACCAAGCCAAATAGCTCGTGCATCTTCTCGGCAACAGTGACCTGATTAAAGACTTCGGCCACGTCATCATCTGCACCAGCTAAATTGTCATCCCCAAAAGTGGCAATAGCTGCTCTCTCCCACATGCGCGTCCAATCACCCGTTGTGTGGACGTAGCATGCTGTGATGGTGATAAGGGAATATAAAGAGTTGACAATAGTAGTCAAGGGATGTCCACTAGGTAGTGACTTATCCCATTGAACCACAAATTGTGAACTGCCAAATAAACCCGTTAGGTGCCTGGAATGCACCAAGTCCAACCAAAGCACACGTCGCACCTGCGCATTCTCAGGCCCGTCATCATACCATTGGTTGATAACAGCCAATATGCGCCAGTGGATATACGGTTGCTCAGAAGCATCAAAGCCCTTGAAGTCACCGTCAAAATGCTTGGTCCGCTTATCGCCCCGCAGAAATCGTGCCAGTTTGAACCAATCCGTATACGGGTTAATCCCCGGGCACATACCACTCACGGTATGGTGTTTAAAACACGCCGCAATAAACGCACCAAACATCATTCGACAAGCCACCACATAGTCCAGAGGCGAACCGGATATAATGCGTGTCTGGCACGCGTCGACCTTGTGGTGTGGACGTAACTCATCTTTGAGAAAGTCCACACAAATGTGGGCGAGCCTCACACCTTCCTTGGCTTTAGCTAAGACATAATTGACACGGTCCCGCAACTCGGAACACTTGTCGCTGCTGAAATCATACTCAGCCTCCTTACCGAAAAACTCGGTCTTACCAGCTCGTACATCATAAATGTAAGGAAAGCCAGCAGATGTCGAGCGATTAATGCCCTTAAGCTTCAAACCTTCAACCCCTTCGACCGCCTCCTCAAAGGTAAGGATCCTCCGAAATGTCTCCAAGGAAGTTTCGGCTCTCAGTCTCTGGGTTGCCAACTCAACAATGGCCTGCATACCAGGTACCTCCCTATACTCATAGGGACTTTGGTACTTGGAAATTCCCTCGACCATTGGATAGCGCATCACCCCTTCAACCTCAATAGGCCTCAGATGTGCGGGCCGTTGTGGAGAGGGACCAAACGCACACTCCTCATTGAGGAAAGACTTCTTGAGCTTTGTGTTAGGTGCAATATGGACAGGCTGTTCCACCACCCCTATCAGGGAAATGGAGCCGCCTATCAAACCACACTCCTCCAACGCTTCACGCACCTCCTCATCGACATAGCCGACTTCGACACCCCGGTCCTCCATGTCCTCAAACATGGCATCACGTATAGTCTTGAGTTTGTCCCTAGCACGCTCCACCATCTCAAGTGTGACGGGCGTGGAATAACCCTCGCGCGAGCTACCCCGTATGTGGCCCGCTATATGAATGCCAAGGAAAACCCGGCCGCCAAAGTCGTTGGGATTGGCCAACATGAGTGGCGCACCGCAATAACCAACTTCGGTGCATTGCTTGTAACCAATCATGTCACGTCTCACGTTGGCACCAACAGTAATCTCACGTACGTGAAAAGCACTGGGTGCATACAAAGAGTTGCGCATGGGGGTCCGCTTGCCATCCACAAGGACAGTATCGCACACATCCAAACGCACCGGGTGCGTGGTCAACACAGCGCGCTCCAAGCTGGCAGCATCAAGAAACTGTTTAGTAATCTTTCTGTGTGCCCGCTTAAAGTCATCCTGGAAATCCATAAATACGACATCCGCCTCCTCATAACCGTATGTCCTCTGTTTGAGGAACATGCCAATGGTTACAGTGGTGTCGTGTTCCGACTTCCTTGCACTCACGAAATGAAGTGGTGTGGCCTCGGTGATCCTGCCCGACACAATTGCCTTGTCAATATTTGTCAAGAAGTGCATTGGCATCATAGCCATAGACCCCTCAACAAAAATGAGCTGGCCAAGCACAATAGGTTCATCACATCCAATCACCAGCTTGTAAGTGTTATAATACACATTATCATGCTTATGATTGTGTTGTGAGCCATCAAACCCACTCTGATCCTTGCACTTGCTTGAGAAAATGCCCTTCTTGACGAGAGCACGTTGCTTCTCCTTTATGTTGCTCTGTTCCTCAGGCTTTGGGTTTAAACCCAACAAACCAAGCACGGCTCTATATGCAGCAAGGAGGATATCCTTAATGACACCAAAGATTTTGGACATCAAGGTCATCACTGCATTTATAGTCCATGAAGTTAGGGCGTTACACCCCTTCTTAAAATAAGTAACGCCAACAAAGGTAGAAACACACGTCAGCGTCACAATGAGCGCAGAACGCAACTTAAACATAAGTGCGTTGTTCTCATTGTAACGATGGTGCCATTCCATCTTGACACGCTCCAATTCCTCAACACGGTCATAC